TTGTCTCTCCCGTAATCATCGACAGCGATTACAATATCATCGCCGGGCACGGCCGTGTGGCCGCCGCCAAGGAGGAAGGCTATAGAACGGTTCCCTGTGTATTTGCGGAGAACCTGACCGAAGCGCAGAAACGCGCCTACATCCTCGCGGACAACCGCCTCGCCATGAACGCGGGCTGGGATGAGGAAATGCTGGCGGTCGAGTTATCTGATCTGCAGGCCGATGCCTTCGACGTCTCTCTTCTCGGTTTTACCGACGCGGAGATGAACAAACTGTCCGGCGCGGCGGAGAACGTGAAAGAGGACGACTTCGACGTCGACGAGGAACTGAAGAAACCCGCCGTTACAAAGCCCGGCGACCTGTGGCTGCTCGGCAATCACCGCCTCGTCTGCGGTGACAGTACCAAGGCGGACACCTTCACCCTGCTGATGGATGGAAAGCTCGCCAATCTCACGGTGACCGACCCACCCTACAACGTGAACTACGAGGGCAGCGCCGGGAAAATCCAGAACGACAACATGGCGGACGACAAGTTCTATCAGTTCTTGTTCGACGCCCTCACCAATACGGAAAAAGCCATGGCGCAGGATGCCTCCATCTATGTATTTCATGCTGACACCGAAGGGCTGAACTTCCGCAGGGCCTTCTCGGATGCCGGTTTTTATTTGTCCGGCACCTGCATCTGGAAAAAGCAGTCTCTGGTCCTCGGCCGCTCGCCCTATCAGTGGCAGCACGAGCCGATCCTGTTTGGCTGGAAGAAGGCCGGAAAGCATGAATGGTACTCCGACCGGAAGCAATCCACCATCTGGGAATTCGATAAGCCGAAAAAGAATGCAGACCACCCGACCATGAAACCGGTGACCATGCTGGCTTATGCGATTCTCAATTCCAGCATGTCGAACTGCATTGTGCTCGATCCCTTCGGCGGCAGCGGCTCCACGCTCATCGCCTGCGAACAGACCGGGCGTATCTGCGACATGATCGAGCTTGATGAAAAATACTGCGACGTTATCGTAAAACGGTATATCGAAACAAAGGGTAATGCGGACGATGTATTTCTTTTGCGGAATGGGATAAAGGCTGCCTACGAGGAAATTGACACAAAAAACGAAGGCGCAGTAAAAACCACGCCCGCGTGTTGAATTATTTTTCCTCCGGTACCTCTATGACACCGTGTTCATTTTCAAACTGGTCGATGTACTGGCGAATCAGGTATATGACCTGCCCATTCGCTGAACGTCCCTCATACTGTGAAATGTAATGCAGCTTATAGTGCAGTTCGTTGTCAATATGAAGCCCAAGATGCTTGTCTTTCTCTTTTTTTGATATATCCATAAAATCACCCCGCCTTAATTTGTACTTAATATAAGATATTATGAGTTCATATTAAGTAATTCTTATGGTACAATGTGGTCAATGTACTTAAATTAAGTACGCAATATTTTGAAGGTGACCAAAAATGCAAGAGAAAGGCAAAGCACTTTTTATTTATAAGCCGCGACGCATCGAAGATTTAAGGTGCCCTCATAGGCCCGAAAAGGAAACAGCCTATGAAATTGTAAAAACAATAAGCCTGAGCGGCATCGAGTATGAGAATTTTATCACGGACTTGTTGGCGGACAGGCAGTTTATTGAGGAGAATGCCGCACTTTGCGGCGAAGGAGCGACTTTTCGCTGCTTACTTATCCGCCAACATGGATGCAAGGATGGCATTCTGATAGTTCCGGAACTGAAGGCTTACGTTAAGTGGGCGGCGTACATAGGCGGCGAAACGGGAGCGGACGTATGAAGGTAGCTGTTATCGGGTCACGCGGTCTGTCCGTTCCCAACCTGAGAAAATACCTGCCGGGGGGCGTTATGGAGATCGTTTCAGGCGGGGCGCGGGGCGTGGATACGTCGGCGAGAGAGTACGCGCTGGCGAACGGAATCAAGCTGACCGAGTTCTTGCCGGAATACGAAAAATATGGACGTTCCGCACCGCTGAAGCGCAATATCACAATTATCAAAAACGCTGACCTTGTGCTGGCGTTCTGGGACGGCCGGTCACATGGAACTAAGTTTGTAATCGACAACTGCAAAAAACTCGGCATACCTGTAAAAGTTTTCATTCCAGCCGATTTAAGATAAGCACACATAAATCCGCTGGGGCTCCCGGCGGCTTGTCCATTATGCAGAATGTCACTTTTCTTTCACGTATCGCTTGCTATTCCACTGCTTTAGAGTGATATATGTGACTACCAAAATGAAGAAAGGTGGTCAAACCCTATGAAAATCAACTACAACGTAACAGGCGAACAGCGTAAAGCACTGGTCAAGGCAATCGGAGCTATTCTGCAGATCAAGCCAGTATATATGAAAATGCCGACCTGCGCCTACGAAATTGGTGACATCATGGTCGACAAGGAAGGCACCCTCGTCTGCGAGGACAGCGCCAAGGCCGAACGGGTCGCCCACAATCTGATTGCGGACGGTTTCATCGCCGCTGAGAACCCGGAGCCAATAGCCGAAGAAGCCGCTCACGATGAGAATGCAAACGCGCCGGAGAGTCTCACAATTTCGATGCCGAAGGACGGCTTCACCGACGAGGCCATCGCCAACTTAAAGCTCTTGGTCGAGAGCAAGGCGACTCTCATCAAGAAGGCGCTGGGCGCGGAGAACCTGACGATTACGGTCGAGGACGACAAAATTTCCTTCCCGTGGTTCGCAGGCTTCCCCGCACCGGATGAAATCAGTGCCTACGCCAAGTTCATCGGTAAGCTTTGCGGCATGGCCAAAACCCAGAAGCGCGTCACCGCCAAGGACAAGACGGTCGATAATGACAAGTACGCATTCCGCTGCTTCCTCCTGCGGCTGGGCTTCATCGGGGCCGAGTACAAGGCCGACCGAAAAATCCTGCTGAAGAACCTGACCGGTTCCGCCGCTTTCAAAGGAGGCACTTCCGATACTGATGAATAAAATGCTGCTGGCACTCCTCCGGAAAACCTACCCGGCAGGGACCCGCGTGGAGCTTGTGCGGATGGACGACGTGCAGGCTCCGCCCATCGGCACCAAGGGTACCGTGTACGGAGTCGACGACACCGGCTCCCTTCTGGTGAACTGGGACAACGGCTCCGGGCTGAACGTAGTCTATGGTATCGATTCCTGTCGGAAGGTCGGTGGTCGCCATGACTGAGAAGGTCAAAGAGCAGATTCTCGCCATCCGTGATACCACCGAGACGAACATGTTCGCGATACCGCCTGTGTTCAACGCATGGCCTACGACCGTGGCTTCTATGCACTGGTCCTCTTTCTGGAGGAGCACAAAAAGGAATACGCTCACTTCATTCTGACCGGTGAGTAATGCACACTTTCTCGCGCCAAGGTTTGTGTACTATATATTGCCTGAATCGCTTGCTATTACAGGGTTTCAGAGCGATATATGTACATACCAAAACGAAAGGGGCACACCACCATGACCGAAAAACAGATGAAACAGATTCAGAGCCAGCTTCCGAAGGGCGAAAAAATCAACCGCTGCTACAGAGCCTTTGAGGGCGACATCCGGGTGATCACCCGCAAACTGGACGGCAGCGAGGTTCGCTACACCGTGAGCTTCGACACCGACGACAACGCGACAATCAAGGAATTTTAAGGAGGCGGCAACCATGTGGTCAGAAGGAAGCATCAAGCTCGGTAGCGACATTTTCCACTACTGGGTCAAGCACTACGACGAGGGGTCACAGTACGGCATCAACGAGGGCCGCATTTCCAAGCTGACGCTGAAGCGGAACGGTGAGACGGTTTGCAACTATGACCGGGGCTGGGACATCGAGCCCGCCGACGAAAATACCGCGACCGCGCTTAACATTCTGATGAAGGATTACAACTGAACGCAGCCGGGAGTCTGGACCGGAAGGCCCCGTCTCTCGTTCTATAGATTTTTGCGAGACTGCTCCGGCAGTCTTTTTTCATGCCCTAAAAGGGTACCCCAAAAGGCAATCTGCCTTTTGGGGAGAGGACGAGTAACGGAATGAATGAGTTTTCACGCTTGCGCGGAAACGAATGATATGGAGTTTGAGAGGACGAAGGAGGCGACGGCATATACGGAAGCTCAGAAAATACAAACCAACCAGGTTCATGGCAAAGGATTCCTATTACGACAAGAATTTCGCCGATTATGCCGTCAGTTTCATTGAAAGCCTGCGGCACACCAAGGGCCAGTGGTACCGGGAACCGTTCGAGCTAATCGACTGGCAGGAGCAGATCGTCCGGGATGTATTCGGTGTTCTGAAGCCCAACGGCTACCGGCAGTTTAACACCGCCTATGTGGAAATTCCGAAGAAGATGGGTAAAAGCGAGCTCGCCGCCGCCATCGCGCTGCTGCTTACCTGCGGCGACGGTGAAGAACGCGCCGAGGTCTACGGCTGCGCGGCCGATCACAATCAGGCGTCCATCGTTTTTAATGTCGCCGCCGATATGGTCCGCATGTGCCCGGCGCTCTCAAAGCGCGTTAAAATCCTCGACTCCAAGAAGCGGCTTGTCTATCAGCCGACCAGCAGCTTCTATCAGGTGCTCTCGGCGGATGTGGCAAACAAGCACGGCTTCAATACCCACGGCGTTATTTTCGACGAGCTGCACACGCAGCCGAACCGGAAGCTCTACGACGTTATGACCAAGGGCAGCGGCGACGCCCGAATGCAGCCGCTTTATTTTCTCATCACAACGGCCGGGGACAACCAGAACAGCATCTGCTGGGAAGTCCATGAAAAAGCAAAGGACATCATTAAAGGCCGGAAGCACGACTCCACATTTTATCCGGTTATTTACGGGGCCGGTCCGGATGATGACTGGACGGACCCGAAGGTATGGAAAAAAGCAAACCCGTCGCTTGGCATCACGGTCGGTATTGACAAGGTTCGCGACGCCTGCGAATCCGCCCGGCAAAATCCCGCCGAAGAGAACGCTTTCCGCCAGCTTCGCCTGAACCAGTGGGTAAAGCAGTCTATCCGCTGGATGCCGATGGAAAAATGGGACGCCTGCGCTTTCCCAGTCGACCCGAAGTCGCTGGAGGGCCGCGTCTGCTACGGCGGACTGGACCTTTCCTCCACCACGGATATCACGGCGTTCGTGCTGGTGTTTCCTCCGGAGGACGAGGAGGACAAATACGACATCATGCCATTCTTCTGGATACCGGAGGAAAATGTGGATATCCGGGTCAAGCGGGATCACGTCAACTATGATCTGTGGAAACAGCAGGGATTTCTTCAGACGACCGAGGGCAACGTGGTCCACTACGGATTTATCGAGAGCTTCATTGAAGAACTTGGCACCCGCTACAACATTCGCGAGATTGCCTTTGACCGTTGGGGCGCGACGCAGATGGTCCAGAATCTTGAGGGCCTCGGCTTTACTGTCGTTCCCTTCGGGCAGGGCTTTAAGGATATGTCGCCGCCGACCAAGGAGCTCATGCGGCTGACGCTGGCAGGGCAGCTCGCGCACGGCGGCCACCCGGTCCTGCGCTGGATGATGGACAACATCTTCATCCGTACGGACCCGGCCGGAAACATCAAACCGGACAAGGAAAAATCCACGGAAAAGATCGACGGTGCGGTAGCCACCATCATGGCGCTCGATCGGGCGATTCGGTGTGACGGATTAGATGAGGTTTCTGTGTATGATGGAAGAGGATTACTGATTTTGTAAGCGAAATGCCCATTACCTCTTTCTTGAAAATCAGTCGCAATTGTGATAGCTTTTAAACAGTAGAGAAATTTAGGCAAAGGAGTGACTCGCAAATGGGATGGCTACAAATCGTTATTACCATGGTGTCTGCGTTTGTTTTAGGCCTATTTATGAAAAATTATTTTCCAGCCTACATGGATAAAAAGGGTGAGAACTTAGCCACTAAAGAAGACATTGCGGAGATAACGAGGAAAACTGAAGAAGTACAGAGTGAATTTAAGGAGCAGTTCCAACTATTTTCGTCAGATTTGAAATTTAAGTATGATTTCTTTTATCGACAATATGCAGAGCTTTATAGCAACTTGTACGCAATAATTATGCAATCAGAGTACATTCGCCGATTTATGCTGCTTAATGATGGAAAGAATGTTCCATTTGAAGAAGTCCCGTTTTGGGAAATATCTCCGACCCATAAAATTAGTCAGCATATTGAATTTGGAACTGGAAAGCCTTTAAATATTTCACAGACTGAAGAACAAATAAAGACTCCTTTGTCAGAGTGTAATAAAGCACAATTGTGCGATTACATTATTAACAACGGTTCGCTTGCAACGCAAAAATTACTGAAGCTTGCCATGTCATATCGTTTTGCTTATAATTTTTATTCTGGAAATCCTGATGTCAAAAATTCAGATTCATCCAAAGTTGCCGATGAGGAAGAATTTCGCTTAATCAGAGAAATAGTGTGTTGCATTGTTTCCGAATATAACTGCTTTAGAAAAGAATTGAAGATGAATTACAGCCCAACGGAATTGGAAACAGGTATTCCAACTCTGTAAGTTAATCAAGACTGAAAGCATCTACCCGATTTTCGGGTAGGTGCTTTTTTCATGCGATTTTGCAGGAGGAAACCTATGGGAATCAAAGAGTTTTTCCACTTTGGCAGGGCGCGGGATAAGCCCAAGGACTATTACAACGGCACGGATTACCGGTTTCTTTTCGGCCCGACGACGAGCGGCAAGAGCGTCAATGAGTTCACGGCGATGCAAACAACAGCGGTTTACTCCTGCGTTCGCATTCTGTCGGAAGCCATTGCTTCTCTGCCGCTCAATTTATACCGCTACAAGAGCGACGGCGGTAAGGAGCGTGTGTATGACCACCCGCTCTATCACATCCTACATGATGAACCGAACCCGGAAATGACGTCGTTCGTATTCCGAGAGACCCTCATGAGCCACCTGCTCATCTGGGGCAACGCCTACGCGCAGATCATCCGGGACGGAGCCGGGCGGGTCGTGGCCCTTTATCCGCTGCTGCCCGACAAGATGCAGGTCGACCGGGACGAACACGGCGAGCTCTACTACCTGTACACAAAAAGCAGTGATGAAAACCCGAACGTGAAGCAATACGGTCAGGTACGGCTCTCCCGGTACGACGTACTGCATATTCCGGGACTGGGCTTCGACGGCCTCGTCGGCTACTCGCCGATTGCGATGGCCAAGAACGCGGTCGGCATCTCGCTGGCCTGCGAAGAATACGGTGCCAGTTTCTTTGCTAACGGAGCCAACCCCAGCGGCGTACTGGAGCATCCGGGTGTCCTGAAGGACCCGGCAAAAGTGCGCGATTCATGGAATGAGGTCTATCGTGGTTCCGGCAACGCTCACAAGATTGCTGTTTTGGAGGAAGGCATGAAATACACGCCGATTTCCATTTCACCGGAGGAAGCGCAGTTCCTCGAAACGCGAAAGTTCCAGATCGACGAGATTGCGCGGCTCTATCGCATCCCGCCGCACATGGTGGGCGACCTCGAGAAGTCCAGCTTTTCCAATATTGAGCAGCAGTCGCTGGAATTTGTGAAATACACGCTCGACCCATGGGTAATCCGCTGGGAGCAGAGCCTGATGCGTTCGCTGTTCACTCCTGCAGAAAAACAGCAGTACTTCATCAAGCTGAACGTGGACGGGCTGCAGCGCGGCGATTACCAGAGCCGCATGAACGGCTACGCAACAGGCAGACAGAACGGGTGGCTCTCCGCCAACGACATCCGTGAGCTGGAAGATTTGAATCCCATCCCGGCCGAGGAAGGCGGCGATCTGTATCTCATCAACGGCAACATGACCAAATTGAAAGATGCCGGGATCTTCGCAGCGTCCACGAAAGCGGGCGGCGACAAGCCGGGTCAGGGAGGTAATGATACGTGAAAAGAAAGTTCTGGAACTGGGTGAAGAACGACGGTGCCGACGAATTCGGCAGCGAACGCACGCTCTACTTAAACGGCGAGATCAGCGATGAAACCTGGTACGGCGATGAAGTCACCCCGCAGATGTTCAAAGACGAACTGAACGCCGGGAGCGGCGACATTACCCTCTGGATCAACTCGCCAGGCGGCGACTGCTTCGCGGCCGCGCAGATTTACAACCTGCTCATGGATTACAGGGGAAACGTCACGGTCAAGATTGACGGGCTTGCGGCCTCGGCCGCTTCTGTCATCGCTATGGCTGGTACCCGCGTCTGCATGTCCCCGGTCGCCATGCTGATGATCCACAATCCGGCGACCGTGGCTATCGGCGACGAGGAAGAAATGCAGAAAGCCATCGACATGCTCGCGGAGGTCAAGGAAAGCATTATGAACGCCTACGAAATCAAAACGAGCCTATCCCGCACGGTGATCTCGCATCTCATGGACGCGGAATCGTGGTTCAACGCCAAGAAGGCCGTGGAGCTCCATTTTGCCGACGAGATTCTCTTCTCACCGGAGGAAAAGGAACATCTGCCGGACGATGCGGAGGCCATGCTGTTTTCCCGCGCGGCGGTCACTAATTCTCTGCTTTCCAAGCTAATCACGAAAAAGCCGGGAAAACAGCCTGCACCCAAAGTACCTATTTTGCAACTTGATAAAAGACTGAGCCTGCTGGCTCACTAATTTGAGGAGGATTTTACTATGAATCAGATTCTGAAACTCAGAGAAAAAAGGGCAAAGGCATGGGAAGCGGCGAAAGCGTTTCTCGACACCAAACGCGGCGCGGACGGTCTGATCTCCACCGAGGACTCCGCGACCTATGACAAGATGGAAGCTGAAGTCATTAATCTCGGCAAAGAAATTGACCGCTTGGAGCGTCAGACCGAGATTGACGCGGAGCTTGCAAATCCGACCTCGCAACCCATCACCAACCAGCCCGGTAAAAACGGTGTTGAAGCAAAAGCAGGACGCGCGTCCGATGCCTATAAAAAAGCATTCTGGAACAGTATCCGCAAAAGCAACTTCTATGACGTGAGCAATGACCTTTCTGTGGGAACGGACGCAAAGGGCGGCTATCTGGTGCCGTATGAGTTTGAGCAGCAGTTGATTGACAAGCTGCAGGAGCAGAATTTCATGCGCACCCTCGCAACCATCATTCAGACGGCCAGCGGCGACCGCAAAATTCCGATTGTTACCGGGCACGGAGAAGCAAGCTGGATGGATGAGAATGGCCTTTATCCGGAAAGCGACGACGCGTTCGGGCAGGCAACCATCGGCGCGTTCAAGCTGGGAACCATCATCAAAATTTCTGATGAGCTTCTGAACGACAGCGTTTTCAATCTGGAAAGCTACATTGCAAACGAGTTTGCCCGCCGGATCGGTACAAAGGAGGAGGAAGCCTTTCTCATTGGTGACGGAAGCAGCAAGCCGACCGGGCTGTTAACCAGCGCGGAAATCGGTGTTACCGCCGCCAGTGCTACTATTACATTCGATGATGTAATGGATCTTTATCATTCCCTGCGCACTCCTTACCGTAGGAACGCGGTCTGGATTCTGAATGATTCCACTGTGAAAGCATTGCGCAAGCTGAAAGACAGCAACGGCAACTATATCTGGCAGCCGTCAATCCAAATGGGGCAGCCGGATATGATTCTTAGCCGTCCGTACTACACCAGCACTTTTGTTCCGGAGATCGCAGCCGGAAATAAAGTTATGGCTTTCGGTGATTACAGCTACTACTGGATTGCGGACAGACAGGGCCGCTCTTTTCAACGCCTGAACGAGCTTTATGCCGCAAATGGTCAGGTAGGTTTCCTTGCCAGCCAGCGTGTAGATGGAAAGCTGGTTCTTCCTGAAGCGGTCAAAGCACTTGCCATCAAAGGCGCGGGGGCGTAAACCGATGCTGATTACACTGGATGAAGCAAAGCTTTATC